CGATAATTTGCTCACCAAGATGGCGCTGTGAGATCTCTTCGAAGTCACGATTGTGTTCTGACATTACGAGTTCATCGTAAGCATGTTCCAACGTTTGTGCTTCGATCGCATACTTCATACGAAATGTACTAGTGGTATCAATTAGGAAGATTGGCATGAAAAACCTCTTTAGGCATATTAATGAGATTGGGATTATCTTTGAAACGACCCATGTTATCAACGGGTCTAGAAGGTTTAGTAAACACTTCCATAATACGAGGACTTGCTATTTTAGGCTCATATATTGATCTCAAATGTACATATGCTTGCATAGCATTATTAAATTTAGTCATATTTTCTTTATGAACTAGAAAAAAACCTTCGCTTTCTTGTACACCAAGTGCAATTGCACCTTCGGAATTAGTAAAGACAAAGCCATCTGGAGTAGGAGAGAATGTAATCATTTGACTATTGTACACCACAATAACGTTATGGTCAACATTAACTAAATAGTTACTGGTTCTATAAAGAAAGCACATGGATCCGCTAACACTGCTGGCCCTTGCAAACGGGGCAGTTGCAGCCATAAAAAAGGGCTGTCAGCTTTACAAAGACATAAAAAGTGCAGCTGGTGATGTAAAAGGTGTTATACAAGATATGGAAAAGCAGTTTGCTAAGCAGACTGAGGGTAAGCCACCGACCAAAGAACAGAAACAACAGTTCGAACAAAAGAAAAAAGAAGTAAAAGAAAATCTTTCGAAAGATCCCAATGATATCATGTCTATCATCGGAGACCAGTTAGGAACATTCTTTGATGCAATGGACAAAATTGAAGAGTTGTTCTACGAAGAAGAAAGAAAATCAAAAGAAGTTTATACAGGTGATATATCACTAAGCCGTAGAGCACTACAGCGTGTACTGATTCGTTCCAGACTTGAGCAGATGGAAGTTGAATTACGTGAGCAGATGATTTACCACGTACCAGCAGAATTGAAAGATTTGTGGACACGATTCCAACAAATGCGTGTGCAAATTATAGAAGAACAAAAGGTTGCAAGAAAAGTTAAAGAAAAAGAAGATGCAATCAAAGCGGCCAAGAGAGCTAAACGAATGGAAACTCTCTCACTAGAAATTTCACTTATCATCGGAATAATAGTTTTGTTTATTATAATGGGACTTTTATTTACCTGGATCCACTTTGATAAAAAGAGAAGATGGCCAGAATTAGAACAGAGAACTTATCAGCAAGAGCTAGAAGCAGAAAAAAAACTTAGAAAAGAAAAGATTCTTGAAGCGATCCGGTATCTTGATGAAAAGAATTACGAACAAAACAGAAAACTAATAACACCAAATGAAGAAAAATAGATACACATTTTTAGAATGGGTATTTGATAGGGTTGGTTTTGGCAAGTTTATTTTAATATTGTACATATTCCTTCTTCTCGTTGCAGCGGGAGTACTAGGTATAGTAGCCTTATTCACTGGGGAATAATGTCAAATAAGATTGTTTGGTATGTTGTAGCAGCTGTTGCTATAGCTATTCCTATAGTGCCTGACAAATATAAGATCAGTATTAACGTCTCTCCGCCAACATCTACTCAACCAAAAACAACAAACAAGAATCCAATAGTAGCTTCTTGTACTCTTGTACGGGAATCTACTACGCCTCAAGGAATGCACGTATGCGAGTACAAGTGTGAGGGATCGACATCCTCACTTTATAAAACCTCGATGACCAATAATTATGTTTGTGAGAAGAAAATTAAAGAGCGTATACGACCTGGTAAGTAGATTAGTTTTTACGACCAATGTTGTATTTGGTTACTAGCTCCCACTCATCTTTTTCTTTGAACGGGATGATCTTTATCTGTGACATGGGAGCGACAGGCTCTTTACTCTTTTGAGTATCAACGAGAGTAACAAGACCCCACTCTGCAATCAAGTTGGCTATTGTATTTCTACGACCTATATCTTCCTCTGAGAAGTTAGAGGGCTTACCATCTAAACCAAACAACTCTTTAAAGTGAACAATGTAATATAAACCTTGCTTATGAAGAATGTGACATGACTGAAACAGTCGCTGTTCTTTTTTTGATGCAACACCAATCCTTGTAAGCGTCTCTCTTACTTTGAGAAAATCTTCATCAATCTTGAGTTTCACCTCTACTAGCGATTCGAGTTTGGTCATTGTCTTCACCACGTTGTAATTTTTGTTTTATGTAGTGTATGTTGTCCGACGAAAGTATAGTCAGTGCTTGAGTTGCTTTTTCTGTGCTGTAACCATAAAATTGTTTAACTGCCGCAACATCTTCTATATTTTCACGTTTCACCCACTTTGCAAACCTTTTTGCAGGTCGAATAGTATTTAGAAGATAGTGGTATTGGAGTTTATTATCAATACTAACCTTGTTCATCTCATTGGCATAGAGAATAGTATCAGCAAAGTACGACAGAGATTTATTGACGACAAACGGGACGTAATCCGATTCTAAAGCACCATCCTTCAACAAATCTTGCTTGTTGTGCGTGACGCTGTTAATAAAGTCAAATGGACTCATATACAATATCTCTTATAATAATTTTATCGCAGTTGTCAAATGCGTACATTATAACGCTAGCAGCAGATTGAATATCCATCTTCTTGCCTTCAACTCGATCGCCCATATCGCTTTCAAATGTTCCCGGTCTCACATTCATAATAGCCGGCCAGCGGCCAAGTGGTTGCAGTTGTCTACATTGTTCGTCCAACGCTATCTTATGAATTGCATAGGGATGCTGACGGTGCTTCTGATGGTATGAGGAGTCGCTGCCTATATTGATAATGTACTTGTACGATTTCTTACACCACATAGCAAATACACGGTTAAGAAGATCAACTTGTGCAAACCCTGAATATGCATTATTGATAAAAACATCACACTCTGATACTTGTTCAACTATATTGATTCGGTCAGCCTCTTTGCTTATGTCAAAACCATTTTCCCGAGAAAATCCTACAACCGAATGTCCTCTCATATCAAAACATCTCAGAAGCTCTGCGCCCAACCCTCTCGTATGTCCCGTAATAGCAACCTTCACGTTAGCATCCTTATAAGGCCAATGGTATCAATAGATGTGAGCAGGATGTAGTTAGCCAGCATGCCAAAAGATTTCCTAGACCAAGAAGCCCAAGCATACAGGGCACAACCAGTAATCCAAATAGGATAGAGAGCCAAAAGAGGTGGGGTTGGGACTGTGGCAGCCATAGTAACCGAGCAACCAATGCTGATAGCCCAAGCAAGCAACTCAATAGCAAACCGAATTCGGTTAGACTTATAATCATCTCTTATCCATTCAAACGTTGGTCTTAATAAAGTTAACATTACCAGTGCCTTATTACGCCTGCTACAATAACAAAGTTGGTTATCAAGTATACTAAAATAATAACGGTACGGACAACAGCAATCTTATCAGCAACATGATCGTTTTCATGAGCTTTCTTTCCCAATGCCTTAGCCCATATTGACCAGTAATATTTCAAGTATGCTTGTAACCTATATCTCATTTGAATGAGCACTCCACCATAACTTCCGTCATACAAGCAGCAATGTTAATCTCTTGATCAGCAACAAATGCAGCCTGGTATTGATACTTGGCTAGAATGAGAACTAACTGAGCTGCTGAGGAGGGATCCATTAGCTCAAACGTCTGGTCATAAAACTTCCTAAAGAATGTGGCAGGATCAACATCAGCATTCTCACCAACCCACTTACGGACATTAGAAAACTCTTTATTCTTTAGATATCCTATCAGATGTTTAAATGATTCCTCTTGCAAGTCCGAAAGGATACCAACATCAATCTTACCCGACGCAGCATAGCGCTGCAACTCATTGAGAACACGTCTCCAATCGGGAAAGTGCTTTGTTATAACATTGGCAACAGCTTTAGGATCATACTCGACTCCCTCTTTTGTAAGGACACCACATACTCGTTTAAAGAACAGAGCAGCTAGCTGAGACTTCTCTTCTTTAGGAATTACAAAGTCAATAACACTCATTCGAGACCAGAGAGGCTCAATCAGCTTGTTCTTAAAATTACAAGTAAGAATAAACCCACAGTTCTTACTAAACTGTTCAATGAATCCACGCAATGCAGGCTGTGTACTGTTAGCGTTTAAGTAATCAGCCTCATCTAAAATAACATACTTACGTCCACCTGTAAAACTAACAGTAGAGGCAAAATTAAGAATATCATTGCGTAGAGTATCAATATTACCATGTAGACTACCATTGATAAGGATATAATCAGCACTGAGCTGATCAAGCATAGCGCGAGCCACAGTGGTTTTACCAACACCAGCACGACCAGTAAGCAAAAGATTAGGAACAGTATCATCGTTAACAAACTGTTGGAATACCGTCTTTAGCTGCTGAGGAAGAATGGTATCCGCAATTGTGTGTGGGCGGTATTTCTCCACCCAAAGAAAATCTTCTCTCATATTGTTTAGTTGCTAAAGGTTGAATGATTTGAATCCGCCATTATCCAATATTCTACATCACTTCCTTTAAAATGGGAAATATTCTTTGAAGAGATTTCCACATCATAGTCGCCAGGCAATATCTTAATGTTCTCTGCTTTAAAGGCAAACTTAAATGAGTGATTGCTCATACCAACATCGATCTTAAAGGTATCACTTGTTGGGTCTGATGGCTTACCAACACCGATTGTTACATTCTCTCCATTACCCTCGACAATAATATGAGTCGATTGTAATGCGCCTAATGCTCTCATTGCTGATTGTAAGTTATCTGATGTCAGTTTAAAAGCAATCTCAGGCTCCGATACGTTTGGTGTTTTTGATGGAGGAGCAACAATCAATTCTGGATCAGCAAACGTATATGCTACTTTCTGGTGTCCTTGACTGATCAATACTTTGGTGTCGTCATATTCAATTTCAGGTTCATTGAATAATGATAGTACACCAAGGAATCGTGACAGATCAAAGATAGCAAACTCTTTTGGAAAGCTCTCTCCAATTGTCGTTCTTGCTAAAATGTTTCTCTGTGGCCCGATGGTAGTTTGTACGCTACCTTCGCGAAACAGCATCGATGGATTAATCATAGCAAAGTTTTTCAATATCTGCATCGTGCGGTTTTCAAGTTTCATTTTACTTTTCCTTTTTTCTCAACATACCAGCATCAGCAGTTGCTGGTGCACCAATAGCAGCAAGATCTGCCAAACTACCACCGAAGATATAACTACCAACGTGATTCATACTCATCCAAGGACACAGCCATACTTTCATATTAGCTTTGTCGACATTGTAACAGAACATGTAGTCCTCTGACAGATAACGCTTACTTACTGGATCGATGATACAATCAAAGTATGCATGAATCTCTCGTGAACCATCGAACGCCTCTGTACGAACGTGGTCTGGTTTGTATGATAGCTCAGGGAACTTTTCTTTGTATACATCAAACGTTTTACGACGAATCATCATAAAACCTGTACCCATTTCCATTACCTCAACAGGTTGTCCAATAGGAATTTCTTTCATTCCACCTTTAGGATTGAAAACGTAATCACCAACAAACTTTTCTAGCTTACTAGGATCCTCATCGGCAAATCCTTTATCAACAGCAATCTTAATCTTTTCCCAGCTGATACACTTTTTAGGATATGGACCACCAATAACATCGTAATCACTTTCTTCCGTCTGTAAGGCAAGAAGTGCGATAACGTCTTGAGGATTGAAGCCAATGTCACTATCAATGAACATAAGGTGTGTTGCATCGCTACGCAAGAATTCATCAACACAGTAGTTACGTGCACGTGTGATCAATGATTCGTTGAACAAGTAATATAGCTGCAAAGGAATCTGATACTTAGCGCAGATTGCAGCAAGATCAGCAACAGAGCGAGCGTACATACCAGCACACTGGCCACCATACATTGGTGTAGCAAGGAAAAGTTTCTTTGTTTGTAATTCAGATACGGGTACTTTAATTTCAAATGACATATCAATCTTTCTTTTTAGTAGTGCCAAATGGTCGGCCGGGTTTACGTTTTTCTTGTTCTGGTGGCTTCTCAACAGCCAACTCTTCTGCAATAGGAATACCCAACTGCTTCAGAGCTTGTTGTTGGGCATATGCTTCTTGTTGGTATTTCAGATCATGTTGTTTGTTTTTACCATACGATCCATCATAGCTATGTAATGCCTCAGCATTGAATGATAGGTACTGGCCGATACGCGTACCTTTTTGAATACGCATTGGTCCGCATGTAACGTGCATTACACCAGCCATTACACCATCATAGCCTGTATCGTAAAGACCAGATGTTAAGAACACACCGTTACGGTTAAGAGTAGACCGTGTAATGACCCAACCAGCCTCACCCTCTCCGACTACAATCATATTCTCCATAACGACCTCGTAGTGGCCTTCAGGAAGATTGAAGTATCCTAATGGATCAGGTTTCATTTCATAAGATCCGCGGTGGACCTTTTCTTTCTCGTCAATCTTGAATGTAGATTGAGACATCTTAAATACTTTACCTAGACGCAAGTCAACTGCATTAGGTTGTACATCACCTTCCTTGACATTTGTTAACGATGAACGACTGTTAGGTCCCATAATATGTTTCATTGCCACTCCTTCATTATACTATCCATAATACATCTAATTCTTTGCTTCAAATAATCTATATCACCATCATTCATAAGCACCTTGTCGACTAAGTGATCGTCAAAGGCTCTTTCTGTAATATGACCATCATATTGATATTGAGGTCTAATTATCTTTATGATCTTTGCTCCAAGGCCTTTCAACACACTATACTCATTATCAAAGCGTAGATCAGTTACAACCCACAAATCAGAAGGTAAGTGTCTAATCTCATTGACAACATAATTAGTGAACTGCTTCTCATCAAAACGACGCATCAGCATACCAATCTCTCGAACTATCCGTCTTCCAGCAACAACACGGGAAACAGACTCATCGATGTTGAAGTAAGATGATGTCCGTTTAAAAGCATCATACTGATCATTGTCTGTAGAGTCCAAATCAAAGATATGCTGTACTTCTTTTTTAATAGGATCAGCAAATGCAATTGTATGTACGTTGTACTTAAAGTACATCTCTTTAATTAACTGACCAACAGTATCCTTACCAGATCCCTTTGGTCCGGTGAGAGCAATAATCTTCAAACTCATTTCTTCCTACTTAAACCATCGATGTAGTTAATGTTACTAAACACATTAGCTATATTATGCGACTGTAGGTGAGAAAAGTCAACTTCTTTTTCGAATTTACCATTCATCAAACCAGTAGGCGAGTCATCAAACAGTACATCGTTGATACCAGCCCATACTGCAGCACTTGAATCCCACGAGAAGATATACCTGTGGTATTCACGTAACAAGTCAATCTCTTTAGGACCATCAACCATTCCCAAGCAATGAAAACGCTTATCAGCCAAAGGACCAAGTAGGTTACGTTTCTCAAGCTCTCTAAAAATATTCAAACGAGACAGGTAACGTTGCATTTTGTATGCATCACTACGCTTACCACCTTCAAACGTCGACTCATCAACACCACAAGCAATGGGTGCACCAAGAATTGATAGCCCAATTATATCAATCGATTCGTGGTTCAATCCCCACTCGATGCAATTGATATAGTCACTCATATCACCAAGATTACTTTGCGGAACAAAGAATGTATCAAACCCTGCAGCTTTAAATTCAGGAATCAACCTCTTAGCTGCATCTGTTGTACGTTGCGAGTGTTGCTTTGGGTAGTCAGAGAGAACAATACAATCTGCTTTACATGCGGTACCCATTTCAATCAGCTTATCCGATTCATACATATCGCGACCGAGCTTAAACATCTCAAAAGCACTGTTGTCCATAATCTTATACTTACCGTCATCAAGATTAGCATAGTACTCACAGTACTCTGGATCTTCTTCAACGAGATGAGCTAACAACAAGTGAGCACCATTCGTATTGGTATATCTTTGTAGATAGGGTGTGGGGGAGATGTGACAAAAATTAAGCATTATAAATTTTCCAACTAATTTCATCTTTACTGGGGAAGTACATGCGACATCCGTTTTCACCATCTTCTGAAACTTCAATCACGTAATCACGGCCAGGCCATTTTTCAATTACTTTATTATATAGATCTTTAGACATCATTTCACACGACTTATAGTCTAAAGAAAGTGTACCATTTGCATACCAGCTCTCAAGCCAACGCTTTAACTGAATAAACTCAACATCCCTGTCATCATGAAATACTTCCATCTCTACTCTAAAATGAAAGATATGTCTATGAGGTGCTGCAAGAAAACTAACATCTAGCCAGTCACCTGTTGCAAGTGTTGGATCTGTAGCAGCTGCTGGGTATTTGTGAATACCTTCTTTCTGAAACGTCACCCAAATAAAACTTTTACTGTCCATCAAATAACTCCCAATGATTTGAAATAAACCTGAACGAAGCGGTTATCCTTACTCTGTCTGTCTCGTTCACAACCGCATGTAGTATATCATATCTAATAGCGGTTGGCAAGTTAATTCTGATTCTATGTGTTTCTACAACATCACTGTACTTGTATTTTTTGTATGGCAGACCATTAGGTAATTTTACAAGCTCAGGTGTAGCATCGTTCTTTTCCTCATAAAATGCTGTGAATGTTTCTTCGCAATTAAACACAGGCCAGTTGATTGCAATCTTTTGATCTGGACTGGGCATTACATCAGTGTGAGGAAAGTTAGGAGCAACGCTTGCTGGCAACACTCTTATAACAGCCATTGAATGGAAGTCAGTCAAGCTATGACGAACGAATAAATCTTTCAGGCTAGGTATTGCTTCATATACACGTGCGGCACCTATTGGATTGAAGAATGTACCCTTTTCAATAAGCCCTGTCGATTGAATAAACCGTTGAAGTTCTTTTGTATAACCTCCAAGCGGTTCATTCCAATCTAGATGCTTAAAAGGTATCATTTCATGCGTGCTGAGTTTAGGAACTCGCGACGTAACTCTGAATTGATTGTTGAGAAAGCACCACGCGTAGCCAATGTCATTGTCGATGATGTAACGTCTTGGATTCCTCGCGATTTAACACAATAGTGGACTCCTTCAATGTACACAGCGACATCCTCAGAGCCAGTAATAAACATAATTGTTTCTGCAATCTGCTCTGTTAAACGTTCTTGTACTTGAGGACGCTTCGAGAAGAATTGAACAATGCGGTTCAGCTTAGACAAACCAAGAATAGTCTTCTTTGGAATATAAGCAACAGTAGCTCTACCATCAATTACCACAAAATGGTGTTCACAGTTAGATTGAACGTTGATGTTGCGCTCAAGAACAAAACTATTGTTCTCCCCCATCTTATTTTCAATCTTTGTACACTTAGGAAAGTTATCATAGTTTAAACCAAGAAAGATCTCACGAGTATACATCTTGGCAACACGGTTAGGAGTATCGATAAGAGAATCATCAGTAAGATCCAATCCCAACTCTTCCATAATTGCAGTAAAGTGCTTTGCAATATTTTTAATCTTTTTCTCTTCTTTTGCCTGAACTTGTTCATAGTTCATTGGCGTCTCAAGACCAACTTTCAAAAGATGTTCGTGCACTGTCGCACCTAAAACTGCATCCGTCTTTTCCATAAAGGCTCCTTGTAAAGGTTTAAGTGTACACCAAATGTTTATTAGTGTCAAGTATTTTTGTCTGTTCGACCAGACGTTCTATTGTTGATAAGATTTGTGTTGCGTCTGGATGACTGAACAACTCTTTGTATTGATTCTCTCTGTAATATAAATCTTCATACCACAGTATTTCTTTTTCATATCTTGTACAATATGCATAAAGGGTATATCCATTTTCAATAGTGAATGTCAGATACGTTTGAATTAAATCTAAACTCATCCTTCCTTGTCTGTTCTTAATCCAGAAATTACAAACAGAGTGCAGCCATTGTTTAATGTTACGACGAGCAACAAACCAATCTGCTTGATGAAATAACCAATGACTGTTTGAACCATTAACAAGAATTATAAACTTATCAATGATTGGGTTTGCACTTATATCAAAAAGTTCTTTTATTGAAAGGATAGGCTGGCAAGGTAGCTCGTGATATTTGTTCTTCCACGTTGGTCTAAATTGAAAAGGTTCAGTGTTTCCTGGTACCACTTCATTTAAGAATGGTACACCAAGCTCTTTTGCTTTATCGTAACCAAATACAGTACCACCAGAACGTGGAGTCGCACATACTATCATTTTTTTGCCGGCTTAGGAGGAAAGTCAGGAAATGCACCCCATGGCTGTCTCAATTCATCAGATACATCATCAGGACCACCTTGATCTACCCACATCTTTGAAATAACTCTTGTTGAGTTACCATTAACTATGTTATACCGAACAAGGTACTCTTCATAATCATAGGTACCATCAGGTACCCACTTGAATTGTTGAAACGTTGTCACTCTATACCCAGGTCTTTTCGAATCTTTGTGGCACTTATATCTGTAACACTCTTATCAAAGCTCTCTTGTTCAATTTTGTATCCAACATCACGGCCATATGTAATATTGATAATGTTAGGAACAACTTGAATAATATACTGTCCTTGATAGAGAGGATCAAGATCTCTTTTAATAAAGGCCTCGACCTTTGCAATCTCAAAGGGATTACTATCTTGCCAACCTTGACAATCACGAATCTGAATGACAACCTGACCGGTCTTTGCTATTGCTCTCTCGAACAACGCTCTATGACCTTCGTGCCACGGTTGCCAACGACCTAGCATCTGAACAGTTTCTTTTTGCCAATTGAAAGAAGGGCGTCTACGATTATCAATAATATGATCAGATACAAACATAGACCATTTTACTGAATCTTGTTCGTTGATTCTGAAATCATATACCGTAGGTTCGATGAACGCTTTATTAGTATCAGCGTAACGTCCTTCACGAATAGTATCAACCCAAATGATCCAATCAGCTTTATAGATGTTTCGCATCTCAACTAATGGAGCAACGAAGTCAGCTATAACGAAGTCGTAGTGCTGAAACCTATCAGCCATCTCACGCATTCGCTTTGCTTGCCTAATACGTCCAGCTTCAGAGAAGTCCCAATCGTTGTATTCTTCTCGTACTTTATCAGCATTAAGCCAACCGACCATCTTACCTGCTGACTCTAATTGTTTCTTTAAGTCCAATGCCAGAGTCGTTTTACCCGACCCTGGCAGACCCATAATAAGGATACGCTGCATTGTTATACCACTTCCGTTGGTTTATTAAGTTTGTTTTGCAAATGGTTTAGTAGTAGACCGTAAGCTGGAAGAATAACTACTAAGCTGACAAGGATTTTACTAATGCTATTGTTTGTTGCAACAATGTGCCAATTAGCGGCCATAAATTCGTTTGCGCCATATGCAAATGCTGTAAAGAAGAAAACGTAAGTATCAATAAACGTAGATGCTACGGCACTAATAGTTGGTGCGTACCACCACGTCGAATACTTCTCTCTGATATACTGGAATACATATACATCAAGTAAGTTACTAATGAAATATGCCATACCAGAACCAAGACCAATTCTAAATGCAACTGAGTCCGGTGCGCCACCTAACTTAACAACAACCATTGATACAATGATAGCTGGAAGGAAAGCCAATGCAATTACAGCTCGCCCTGTTTCCTTACCTAATAACCTTACAGTCAAATCAGTAAGAACAACTACAAGTGGAAATGTAAAGGCAGCCCATGCAAGCGGTGCTCCAAATACGCTAAATTTAAATTGTACAATATAATTGCTAATAGCAATAATTAAAACATGAGCAAGCATCAACTTAAAAGCCAACGCACGATCTACACCATTTAAAATTTTATCTAACATTATCAAACTCCTTCAAATAAATCTTCATTCCACTCACGATGGCCTTCACGGAAAGCCATATTGGATTGGGTCTCGCGCACTTCAACACGGAAGCACCATAATCGTTCAGCCTCACTAGGACCCCAATGGTCGGGAATATAAACACCATTGACAAACTTATACAATTGATCCGCAAGACCCTCACATCCTAATTTAGGAAGAATAGTCAGCTTTGCGAGCTTCCGACGCTCGAGCTCTTTGTATATTTCAAGCTCGGGATCATCTTCTGCAACTAACAACGTATGATCAAACTGATCTTCAAGTATACCTTTAAGATCTTTAAGTCCACCATAATCTGCTGCCCAATTACGAACGTCGAGATTATCTGTTCCGAAATAAAACTTCATAGAGAAGCTATATCCATGGATCAAGTTACAATGACTATCCGCCCTCCATTGCCTATAAGCACAAGGAAAAGAGTCGTGATACTCCTTTGTTGATACGTATTTGTACTGGCGAGCTGAACGCCAGGGAGTTGTCATATGTGCTGTAAATTCTTCTTTCATTTTAAGTACCCATTGTGTTACCCCAGATGTGCACATGCACGCGTGAGGTATAGTTGTAACCACGCTTAAATGCCTCTGTGGCAATATGCGCTTCGCCGATATAACCAGCTTCGGTTCCTTTTTGAGCTTCGAGTGTTGCACCAACACCCATCACCCACACAGGATATGTCACGCCTGCCTCACGGAACTTAGCTAAAGTTGCTTCTAGCTCGTCCCACGATTCTACTGTCCCGTTAACAACAAACTTTAGTTGTCCATAGGGAGATAAATTCTCATAACTCTTTACTACCAGAGGACAAATAGCATCTTCTGGTTTTTCACCTGATGTAGTAAATAGCTTAGGTGATACGGAGAAGAATACTTCTCCTGGATATGCTACACCAAAGTAATTAGCAAACTCTGGTGTTAACGGTTGCGTACCGTTTGTTTCCCATGTCATATACAAAGGGAAATCACCTTCCGTTGCAAAGTGATCTATAATATCTATGGCAGCAAGTTGAGCATGCTTCATCATTGGCTCGCCGCCAGTGAAACACATATGCTGCATAGTATGATCAGGCTTGTTGAACTTACCTTCTGGATTTGTTGGGTGGTACATCGATTGACGAATGCGGTCGCAAACTTCCTCTGCTGTGTGTTTATGTTGAAGATGTTTAAACTTAGCAGACCACGAGTAAGAAGAATCGCAACCATACTTCCACACAGGAAGATCTTCAAGCTTCTTAATGTCTTCTATTTTAATTTCTTTATAAGGAAGAACATATGTTGATGGATCTGTTGGATCCTTCTGACCAAACCCATCACATTGCAAATTACATAGAAAGAATCTTAGCCATGCTGTAGGACGTCCTGTGTAATGACCCTCACCTTGAATAGAGTGAAAGATTTCGCTATATGCAATTTTAGACATTCTTCATTCTCAACTGTTCGTTAATCTTGAGTACACTATCCCAGAAACCTCGGTTTGGTCCAACAGTGTTCAAACATCTTAGATCTTTTGGTAAACAATGTCCATTAAAACCAAATCCATGTTCACCAGGAACTTGTAGATGGCCAGGACCAACACGAACATCAGCAGCAACACCTTGACGGACTTTCTCGTAATCGGCTCCGTAGTAGTTACACGTTTCGTACATGATGTTTGCATAAACAACCTTCAAAGCAAGACCAGCATTCTGGTGTAGTTTAATAAGAGCACTTTCTTCTAGCGTAACAAGATGAAGTTGATCAGATGTACCGTAACCGTGACCAATTAACCAATTGCCAAAAGGAGCTGTCAACTCTTTATCACCACCCAACACTAAAATCCAAGGAGTGTCGAGATAATTATCATCACCTTGTTTCATAAACTCAGGGAAGTGAATAATCTTTAGCTTTGAGAACTGATTGCGCCACGTTGTAAGAAACACAGGTGATACTGTGCAACGAATAGCTACAGTACCCATAAAGTTGTCCTGTGATAGAGTAGACAAACAACTGTAGATTGCCTCATGATCATATGGTCCACTTTCTAATGAGGAGACACATATAAAAGCAATATTATACTTGCTAAAATCATCAACAACATATCCTTTGAAAGGATCATGGAAGTCAGCTTCCGTCTTTAATGTGAGATCAGTTGCCATACCGACCTTACCTCTACCAAATATAACTACACTCATACTGTATCCTTTTGATTACGTTTCAATCGTCTTTCTGTTTGTATTTTTTTACGCATGGCACGCTCTACATGCATCTTGTTAGCCTTTTGAGTATACATTATTCCATTTAAATGGTCAAGCTCATGAAGAAAGTATCGAGCTGTCAGTCCATCAAACGTTTCTGTTTTAACGTTTCCATTAGGCTCAACATAACGAACTTTTATCTTTTTTGCTCTTTTAACAGGAACAACCAAATGAGCAAAAGTCATACACATTTCATCAAGTAGTAGTTCCTCGCTTGATATATCAACGACGCGCGGGTTAAAACACACTATACCGGGTTGGGCTCTTAATGCAAACACTCTATAGGGTAATCCCACTTGAGGCGCTGATAAGCCCAAATACTTCGTTGACATAAGAGTCTCATAGAGATCTTTGGCTAGTTGAATAGGATCGGTTGGAGGATTGCTAAAATTAAACTGCTCAGTCACTTGATTGAGGATTGGACTATCCGGTTTTACATGCTTAAAAATCATAACTGAATCATCCTACTAAAGTTCTTTTGTTTCTCAAATTTCAATACACGCTCAAACTTATCCAAGTACACATCGGTCTTATGAGATATAACAAATACGTTATTGTTTTCTGTAATTGTTTGAATTATTTTCAATAGCTCTTCGTTACCTTGTGAGTCCAATGAACCATCGAACACTTCGTCCAAGATTAAAAGATTGGTACTTGCGCTGTTACGAAGCTTTGCAATCGATCGCCATGTAAACAACAAAGCAAGATCTATACGCGACTTCTCACCCTCACTAAAAGATGCATAACTAAACTCATCTCTAAACCGCGACTTAATTGTTTCCTCAAAGTTTTCATTCAGTTCAAAGTTAACAAAGAAATCCATTGCTGCCAAATACTTATTAATCAATTTGTTGATTACAGGTATATATTGCCGAATTATTTTTGTTTTTATTCCTGCATCTTTGAGGAGGACACTTGCAACATCAAGTGTCTGTCTATCTTCTACTAATTGCTTCAACGTGTCTTGTAAGCCACTCAAACTTGCTTTAAGCTCTCTCAATCGATCCTTATTATTATCCGCTTTTGTTGCTTGTGTGATATTGTCTAGTTCAGACTCAATGTTATTAACAAAGTTGGTCCATGCGTTAGATTGAACTTGATTGGTATTGACTTGTTGTTGCTTTGAAGTAATCAACTCCATCGTTGATGCAATCTCT